GCAATGTTTCCGGTACCGTGTACTACTATGCGATTCTCGGATAAGGTTCCCTTTTCTGCCGAAGCTGGTAATCATCCGAAACATGGTGTTGATGCGCGGCACTGATGTCACATTTCACAGCACCTCTTCAAATGGATCTAGCAGCGGGAATGCCAAAAATACCGCAATCTGGACTGAGACCGGGGTGGAATGGTACTGCTCTCAGTCCTACCAGCCCAGCGCCGCTTCCCAGATGAATGCGGAGGGAGTTGTCTATAACTACCTGGCAATCGGATAATCAGCCGAGGGCAATGTAGTGGTAGGTTGTACCATCGTAATTGAGCTGATTGTCCCCAGAGTCTACAGCGTACCAGGAGAGCGAAATGTCCGCCCATGTTGCGTACAGGAACGTGGCTGCGTAATTTGTGCTCTGTGTGATCTTCACGCCATGGCCGTCTCGAACGAATATGCCGATAACCGACTTGGTATTCGATGCCTCGCGGCCGCGTGACACGACTACAAGAGCGGGCGAAAAAGGGAACGTTAAACTGCACGGGTTATTGGCCCCATAGGTGCCAGTGCCGGTATAGGAGCCCGTGGCAATCCGTACCCCCCCGGCATCCCCAAGGGCGGCAACCAGGTCCTGGAGGCTGGTCCAATAGGGTGCTCCACTGGCACCCTGGCGAAGCACAGATCCTGCCACAGACGGGAAGGCGAGTTGGGCGAGGGTGGTGGAAGCCGAGGGATAGATCAGGCGGTTGGCCGACCAACTCGTCTTGCCGGTTCCTCCCTTATTGACAGCCATAGTGGGCAGGCGGGCGGCGGCCATAGTCCCAGAGGCGATCTTGCTGGCATCCAGGTTCGGGATGCGGGCAGAATCGAATATCCCGCTGTTGACATCTCCGGCCGCGTGGTGGTGGGTGGCGGCGGCCTTTGCGGCCAGTGCTTCCTCCAGGCCATCCACACACTCTGCCTTTGTGATCGGATAGAGCAGGTATTTGTTGCCCGCCGCGTCCTTTACGGTCATAAGACCGTTGTATTCATAGGTCGCCATGGGTACCTCCTATTCCAGTGTCTGAATCCACAGGTCGCCCGCCGCCAAACCGGCAGGCTGGACCGCCTGGACATATACCGTGCCCTTGCCGTCCCAGCCGGCGACCTTTTCGGCGGTGATGCCATCCAGGACTGTCTTGTTGCTGTGGCTGTGATTGCCCTGGGCGGCGGCGTTGACCTTGCTCTTCAGGTCGGTATCCAGATCGGACTCAGATACCTTATCTTTTGCGGCCAGTGCGCCCAGGGCGGATACCGTAGCCTGGATCGCCTCCACCGTACTCTTATCCGCCTTAGCCCCGATGGCCGCATTGAGACCCGCCACCACATCCTCGTGGGATGCGATGTATTCGGCGATCTCCTTGAGAGTGTCATAGGTGTCAGGAGCTCCGTTGATAAGGCCATTGATGGCAGCGGAAATCTGCGTGGTCACGTCCGTGCTCTTGGCCCGCTCATTGATAGCGGCCACCATCTCAGCCAGCTTGGCGGCCACGGTGGTGGTATCGTCCAGATACACATTGTCCGCTTTGGTCTGGACCATAAGATCGGTCAGTACGCCCTCCACCAAAGCTCGCAGTATCGCTTTCTTCGTTACATTGGACATCGTGGACGCCTCCTATAACAAATCGAAATTATAGCCCCCGGCAGTCGGGGCCTGATTCACAGTGGCATTGCGGATGGAATAGGTATCTCCCTCCACCTCAGCGGTCACGGCCGATGCGCCGCTGTCCTCTGCCAGCTCCAGCATGGCGTTGGCGGCGGCCTGGCCCCCGGATGTATCGAACCAAAGCACGGGGCCCTTCTCCGGTTCCGTCCCGCTCACCACAAAGAGATCCGGTATCTGGGCGGTCACTACCTTCCCGTCGCTCCCGAGATCGGCCTTCTTCGCCAGGAGCCCTTCCAGCTCGGCCCAGGTGATGTTCAGCGGGTTTCCGGAGGCATCAAAGGTGATAGAGTCCGTTTGCTCCGTGCGGATCAGCAGCTTCATACGTTCATAAATGACTACGCCGCTGTTCTGGGTATCCAGGAACTCACACTCCTGACCGGCATTGTCGTAGAGGTAAGCGCCCTCTTGTCCGGTGTCTGGGTCCTGCGCCATGAGTGCCAGTTCCCGATAGAGGAACCCCTCCGTGAGATCCTTGTTGTCCAGGGTGGCAATCACAGCGGCCTGGGCTGCGTCGTCCGTGGCCACGACGCCGTCAATGCGCAGCGAGTGCCGTTCGTGGACGAGTGCGGTACGGTTGATCATGGAGCCGCTGCCGATCAGGCCATCCCCCATGGCAATGCGGGTAAAATGGACACCCTTGCCCTGCTTCCACTTGGTCTCCAGGGTGGTGCCGAATGTGGTAAGTTTCAGCTTTGTGAAGGGCATAAGATCACTCCTGACTGATGGTCATCTGCCTGCCAATCACCTTGGCGGCGGCGAAGGGCAGAGCTGCCTGATACCTCTGCTCTTTGGATAGATGGAGTAGGGTGCGGGCCGGTTTTATCTTGTTGAGCTCCTGAAGGAGCAGGTCCCGGTCATCCAGTACGATATCGCCGCCGATGAACCACACGGTGGCCTCGGCCCAGTGGTCCGGCTTTGCTCCGGGGATGACCTCCACCTGGTCGTATCCAAAGGCGCGGGCCAAATACCGGATTCCTTCATTCGTGCCGGCCTTCTCGGCGATGCTCGCTTTCAGGGCGAGGCGGATGCGGTAGTTCTCCAGGGTCTCTCCGTCCAGCCGGAGCATATCCCGATCCTGCCCATGGACCGGGAGCATGGCGTCTGAGCAGGTGAGAACGGACGCCTCCTCCCGCACCCGCAGGAGGACTTGCTTGCACTGGTCGAAGGAGCGGCCCAAGACCTGCAAGAAGATGCAGAGCTGATTCAGGGCCCGTTTCCCCCGCTTGAGGGGCCCGGGCAGGAGGGAGAACATGTATTCACCGAAGTTCATGGCCTATACCCCCTCTACTGAGACAGTGATCGTACCGGGGAGAATCACCTTGTCTGTCGCCAGGAACAGGTCCTCTGTGGGAGTGGTAACGGTCACATTCCGTACCACAGACACGTCACTCTTGACCTTGTGGATGAGGTCGGCGTGGGTAAGTTCGTTGAATACCCTGCGGCCTCTGAGCCTGAGCAGGTCGATCACGGCGGCCTTGGCGCGCTCGGCCAGACCGTCCCGGCTGATAGAGTCAGGGATGGTGACCGTGAGGGTAATGTCGGTGTAGACGACCTCAGCACTCTTGACGAGGACGTCGGTGTCGGGCTCCCTGATTTCCTCACAAGCTGCCCGGCACTGGCCCAGGAGGTCTTCCGATGCAGCCCCGGCCTCGGAGGTCACGATGACATCCACGGTGCCCTGGCCTCTGGGGTGCTGGTCGTTGACTGTGACGTAGAGGACGCCGGAGATGGCCTCGCAGACGTTGATGTAGGTATCCCGGAGCGGCACTAATGCCAGCTCGGACCAGGAGCGGAGAGTGCGGGTGCGCGCACTCTCATCGTCTTCGACGTCGCTGCCCTCAAGGGTGATCCAGTCCTCGCCATTGGTGATCTCCACCTCGCCGAGGTAGGTAAGAGTGCGGGTGATCTGTGCCTCCGGCACGTTGTAGCGTGAGCCCTCTGTCTCCGCCTCCACCAAGACGTCCACCGACTGGGCCCCCTTCTGGAGCACTGCGTCCTCCAGCACGAAGAAGCGCAGCTCCTCGCCGTTGATGTCCTTTATGGTCTTGAAGATATGCCCTTTGGCGATCTTGACCGCCTCGGTGTCCGTTCCAGTCCTGGAGACGGTGACACAGCCCCGGGTCTTCCGGGCCTTCTTCCGGAGCTTGGAGTAGTCGGCCATCTTAAGATCCAGCCACGTGCCAGAGGCGTGGGAGACAAAGGACTGGTTGAGTATAGTGCGGGCCAGCTCCAAAAGCTCGATCTGGATGCGCAGGGCGATCATGAGCAAGGTGTGAAAGATACCGCCAGAGTGGAAGTTCGTGATGACAAAGCCCGCGTCCTTCAGCCCAGCGATCGTCTCTTCCTTCAGATCTTCCAGCTCTGGGACTGGGATGATCTGGTCCAGAATCTCATGGTCAATCATGCTGTTGCCACCTCCACATCGACCGCGCCTATGATAAGATCAAGCTGCCGCACGCCTGACTCGCCCGAGAACTGGAAAGAGCAGCGCAGGCGGAACAGGTCCTCCTCATAAGAAACGCTCACGGCTATGGTCTCCGGGAGGATGACCTCCCGTTTCTTTAAATTGACTCGCACCCGCTGAGTCATCTCCAGGCGGGTGAGCGCGTCGTTCTCCGAGCCGAGAAAGTCGTACAGCCCCCAGCCGAAGTCGGGATCATAGAAGAGATCTCCCGGCTGCATGACCGCCTCCAGGGCAATATTTTGAAACAGACACTCCAGGTCAGCGCAGAGGGGTGCGTCTCCATCCGTGGCCGCTGTGAGCTGCCACGTGTCATTCAGGCGGACGTCGGTATCGCTGAGCCCTGTCATAGGGTCACCTCCCCAATGATGGCTGGGTCGAGCTCTCCGTTGGGGAGGGCAACGGCGACCAACGACCCCGCCTGAAACTGCTGCCTGGACCGGATGCCGGGAATCGCCGGGAACGCCTCATCGGCATTGCCGAAGCGGTCCACCACCTGAACGGCATACTTATACCAGTTTGCGGTAATGTGGCCCTGGTAGCTGCTCCCAGTCTCATCGTTATGGATGACCAGCTCCTGCTGCTCGAAGGTATCGTCCAGCTTTTTCGCTGATATCACCCTGGCAAGGAGTACGGCCGGAAGCAGCAGGTGTGGATATTCCGTGGCAACGTATTTTTTCACGACCTTCGTTGTGAACTCTTCCAGCATACTGCCGCTCTCCCCCCTGGTTAGAAATAGATGTACGTGCGAATAAAGCCCGCGTCATTGGTGATCGTGAGCACCTGTGAGACCTCGAACTCTCCGCTGATGAGCGGATGGGTGACAAGGATCTTGTGCGAGTGCTTGACGAAGGGGGCGGAGATGGTCTCCAGCTCCCAGACTCCCCCGGTACGATTCAGAGC